GACTTCGAACCTATAAAGTTTGAAGAACCTACATTATTAGATGGTCTTAAAAAAGTTAGTGAATTAACAGACGACCATCCTGTTAAACAATATGTAATAAACAGAAAGATACCTGAACAGTATCATAGTATATTATTAGTATGTGATAAATTTATGACTTTAGTTAACAAAGTAAAACCAAATACTTACAAAGTTATTAAAGATCATCCTAGGTTGTTAATACCTTTTTACGATACAACTGGCAAGTTATTTGCCTTTCAAGGTCGTGCCTTTGGGAATGAACAACCAAAATATCTAACAATTAAATTAGACGAAAGTAAACAAAAAGTATATGGGCTTGAACGAATTAATTTTGCTACACATATTCATATCGTTGAAGGTCCTATTGATAGTTTGTTTATTGATAATTGTCTAGCAGCGGCTGGTGCTGATTTATATTTAAGTAATAAAGTAAAACCAGAAAATGTGACATATATTTTTGATAACGAACCAAGAAATAAAGAAATAATAAAACGTATGTATAAAGTAATAGAAAAAGATTTTAATATTGTGATATGGCCGGATGATATTCAACTGAAAGATGTAAATGAAATGATTATGTCAGGTATTTCTAAAAATGAAATTGCCGATATTATAAGTAATAACACTTACTCTAAATTAAGTGCTTTGACAAAATTAAGTTATTGGAAAAAAGTTAAGGGGGAATGATGGTACAAAACGAAACAATACACGTAAATAAAAGAGGACAAAGAGGTAAAGAACCTCTTAACATTGAAAAGATACACGAAATGGTAGAGTATGCTTGTGAAGACATAAAAGGCGTATCATCATCACAAGTAGAAATGAATAGTGGTTTACAATTTTATGATGGCATTACAACAGATGAAATTCAACAAATTTTAATTAAGTCTGCTTCAGATTTAATTTCGTTAGAAAATCCAAACTATCAATTTGTAGCTGCTAGATTATTACTATTCAGTTTAAGAAAACAAGTTTTTGGAAAATTGTGGGATCACCCACACATTTATAAACACGTAATTGATGGTGTCGAAAAAGGTGTTTATGATAAAGAAATATTAAATCAATATAATAAAAAAGATTTTGACCGTATGGAAAATTGGCTTGACCACGAAAGAGATTATACGTTTACATATGCTGGTCTAAGGCAAGTGATAGACAAATACTTAGTACAAGATAGAAGTAACGGTCGGGTGTTTGAAACACCACAATTTATGTATATGTTAATTTCTGCTACTATCTTTGCTAATTACTCAAAAGAAAAAAGGATGAGTTATGTTAAGAAATATTATGATGCTATTTCACAATTTAAAATTAATATCCCAACGCCTGTTATGGCTGGTGTTCGTACTCCTCTTAAGCAGTATGCTAGTTGTGTACTTGTTGACGTTGACGATACCTTACCTAGTATTTTCTCCGGCGATATGGCTATTGGGCGTTATGTGGCACAAAGAGCTGGTATCGGTATCAACGCAGGTCGAATTAGAGGAATCAATTCAAAGATCCGTGGCGGCGAAGTACAACATACAGGAGTTATACCTTTCCTTAAAAAGTTTGAGGCAACGGTCAAATGCTGTACTCAAAACGGAGTTAGAGGAGGTTCGGCAACTGTACATTTCCCTATTTGGCACCAAGAAATAGAAGACATCATTGTATTAAAGAATAATAAAGGTAGTGAAGATAATAGAGTTAGAAAATTAGATTACTCAATTCAGTTATCAAAACTATTTTATGAAAGATTTATTAATGATGAAGATATAACTTTATTCAGTCCACACGAAGTACCAGAATTATATGAAGCTTGGGGCACTGATAAGTTTGATGAAATTTATTTAGCAGCCGAAAGAAAAACAAGTGTTAAAAAGAAAAAGATTAATGCTCAAGTATTGTTTATGGATATATTAAAAGAACGAGCTGAAACAGGTCGTATCTATATTATGAACATTGACCATTGTAATACTCACTCATCATTTAAAGATAGAGTAACAATGTCTAATCTATGCCAAGAAATTACATTACCTACTGTGCCTATACAACACATTGATGGTGAAGGTGAAATTGCTTTGTGTATTCTATCAGCAATCAACGTAGGTAAAATAACATACTTAGATGACTTAGAAGGTCTATGTGATTTATCTGTACGTTCTTTAGATGAACTAATAGAACATCAAAAATATCCAGTAAAGGCAGCCGAAGTATCTACAAAGGCAAGAAGAAGTTTAGGTATCGGTTATATTGGATTAGCACACTATCTTGCTAAATTAAAAGTTTCCTATGAAGATAAACAAGCTTGGAAAGAAGTTGACGAGTTAACTGAATACTTCCAATATTATCTTTTAAAAGCTAGTAATGAACTTGCTAAAGAAAAAGGCAAGTGTGATTACTTTGATAGGACAAAATATTCAGACGGTATCTTACCGATAGACACTTACAAGAAAGAGGTAGATGAGATTGTAAATCGTAAACTATCTATGCCTTGGGAGAAACTACGAAAAGACATCAAAGAGTTTGGGCTCCGACATAGCACACTCTCAGCCCAAATGCCTTCTGAATCCTCTAGTGTGGTTTCTAATGCCACTAACGGCATAGAACCACCTAGGGACTATTTAAGTATTAAGAAATCAAAAAAAGGTCCTTTAAAACAAGTTGTACCACAATATTCTACACTAAAAAATAATTACACATTATTATGGGATATGAAGTCAATGGAGGGATATATAAACATAGTTTCTGTTATACAAAAGTATTTTGACCAAGCTATCAGTGGTAACTGGTCATACAATCCTGAACATTTTGAAGACGGTCAAGTGCCAATATCAGTAATGGCACAAGATTTATTGTCAACTTATAAGTATGGTTGGAAAACATCATATTATCAAAATACATATGACAGTAAAAAAGATATTGACGAACCAGCACATCCTGTTGGCTTTAATGATAATATACCAGAAGATAAACCACAAGATAAACTTGAAGAAGAAAATTGCGAGTCTTGTACAATATAGGGAGAAGTTATGGCATTTTTATGTATTAACTTACCACATACAGATGTATATGTTAAGAAAGAGTACCTATATGATTTACAAAAGGGTCACGGTGAATTAACCGAAGGTGTTTGGGTTACAGCAAAAAGTATTAAAGGTAGAGCATTATACTTTGAAACTTATTTACCAGAGTATGGTGCTGTGTTTGATAAATTACCTATATCTGCTTTTGTTTGGAAAAAAGATATTAAAGAAGACATACCATTAACAGAATTACAGTTATGGGATTGTTTTAGTTATGATATAACAATTGTTGAAAAACAATTAATGACAGGCAATAAATGTAAATATTTTTCGCCTAGTAAAAAGTGGTATCACGGTTGGTATATGTTTACTATAGACAACTGTAATTCTACAAATATAGAAAGAAATGTAACTTATAGTGAAATACCAAGTCAACATAAGTCATTTAATATATTGAAATTAGAGAACGGTTACTTTGCCGCTCAACCTAATAACCGAGTAATATTTTATGATAAGTCTTTAACTCCAAGTGAATTGAAGTTTCCAGACTTTAAAGTGTCCAGCATAGAATATTCGGTTGAAAGTGAACTAAAATGGACAGCAGGAGATGATGAAAACTATTTTTACGAATTAAAGGAAGGTGAAAAATAAATGGCAAAAAGTGTATTTAACAAAGATAAGAATTTAGACTCAACAAAACAGTTAATGTTTTTTGGTCCTGATTTGGCGGTTCAACGATATGATGATATGAAGTATCCGATCTTTGATAAATTAAATCAACAACAACTAGGTTACTTTTGGAGACCTGAAGAAGTTTCATTACAAAAAGATAGAAACGACTATCAAACTTTATCTGAACAACAAAAGTTTATCTTTACATCTAATCTAAAATATCAAACTATGTTAGATAGTGTACAAGGTAGAGGACCTTGTTTAGCATTTTTACCATTCTGTTCTTTACCAGAACTTGAAGGTTGTATTGTTACTTGGGATTTTATTGAAACAATACACAGTAGAAGTTATACATACATTATTAAAAACTTATATTCTAATCCTAGTGAAATCTTTGATACTATTATACAAGATGAAAAGATTGAAAGACGAGCAAAGACAATTACAGAAACTTATGATGAAATGATTAACTACGGTTATCAATGGTGTTTAGATCCTAAAAAAGTAGATATGTATGAGTTGAAAAAGA